TTAATTATTAAAAACTTAGAACTTTTAGTAGAAGGACTTAAGGCAGAAGTTTATTCTGATACTTCTGCTTATAACTATGATGATATTGCACCACACATTGGATCATTAGACGATTACGACGAAGTATTTGAGGATGATGATGACTGAACAAGTTAAGTTAATTAGTGTTACACCTGATGCTGAAAGGCATATGGCATATTGTGCTCGGGTAAGTAATCCAAGTAATCAAGAGAATGATAATTTCTCTGGTTTGCTGAGGTATTGTATTAAACATCAGCACTGGAGTATTTTTGAGCAAGCAACAATGACTTTAGAGATCAATACAACAAGAGGTATTGCAGCTCAGATATTGAGGCATCGTAGTTTTACATATCAAGAGTTTAGTCAAAGGTATGCTGATAGTTCACTTCTTGGTGATAGTATTCCTATTCCAGAACTTCGTCGTCAGGATGAAAAGAATCGTCAGAATAGTATTGATGATGTAGATCCTTTTACTGTACAGAAGTATCAGATTTTAATGCAGGATCATTTCAAGAAAGGAATGGAACTGTATAAGAATATGCTTGATGATGGTATTGCGAAGGAATGTGCAAGATTCGTACTACCTCTTGCAACACCCACCAGACTGTATATGACGGGTTCTGTGAGGTCTTGGATTCATTACATTGATTTGAGGTCTTCTAACGGCACACAGAAGGAGCATATGGACATTGCAAATGCTGCGAAGTGTATCTTCTGTTGTCAGTTCCCGAATGTTGCAGAAGCAATGGGATGGGAAAGAGGTGATGAGTGTCCAGAGTGTAATGATCAATCAATGATTACACTGGAATAAATATTTCTACATTTGTTAAAATTTATGGCCGTATATCCCGTTATTCATAAAGAGACTGGTGAACAGAAAGAGGTGAAGATGAGTGTTCACGATTGGGACCAGTGGAGAAAAGATAATCCAAATTGGGAAAGAGATTGGTCAGACCCATCAACATTTCCCAATTTCGGAGAGGTGGGTGAGGTTTATGATAAACTTCGCAAATCTCATCCAGGTTGGAATGATGTCTTGCGTAAAGCATCAAAAGCACCTGGTTCTAAAGTTCGTCCTGTTTAATCTTTTCTCAAACATATGCCTGCAAAAAGAAAGACACCAACCCGCGTAGTTCCATTTGGAATGAGTAACAAATCTATGAAAAGAAAGAAACCAATCAATTCTGATTTGATGAAAACGATTGATCCTCTTACAGAGAATCAACAAGAACTTTTCAGATGTTATAAGAACGATCAAAACATTGTTGCCTATGGTGCAGCAGGTACAGGAAAGACCTTCATCACCCTCTACAATGCCCTGAGAGACGTGATGGATATGAAGAGTCCATATGAGAAGATCTACATTGTTAGGTCTCTTGTAGCTACCAGAGAGATTGGATTCTTACCTGGAGATCACGAAGATAAATCTTCACTTTATCAGATTCCATATAAGAATATGGTAAAGTATATGTTTGAATTACCAACAGAAGCAGACTTTGAAATGCTTTACGGTAATCTTAAGACACAAGGAACAATTAGTTTTTGGTCTACAAGTTTTATTCGTGGAACTACTCTTGATAATGCGATTATTATTGTTGATGAATTTCAGAACTTGAACTTTCACGAACTTGATAGTATAATCACAAGAGTTGGAGAAAATTCAAAGATTATGTTCTGTGGTGATGCTACTCAATCTGATTTGGTAAAAACAAATGAGAAGAATGGTATCATTGACTTTATGAGAATTCTTCGTATGATGCCTTCTGTTGATTGCATTGAATTTGGTGTAGATGATATTGTACGATCTGGTCTTTGTAAGGAATATCTAATTGCAAAATCTGATTTGAATCTATGAATTTTACTCATCATAATTATCTGGGTGATATTGAACTTAACAAAAAAGAAACGAATGGCATCCGACTCTATCATCTTCCAAATGGAGAGTGGGTGCCTTCTATTACTTCAGTAACTTCTTTTTATAATCGGCAGATTTTTGTTGATTGGCGTAAGAGAGTTGGTATTGAAGAAGCAAATCGTATTACAAAAAAAGCAACAGCAAGAGGAACTGATTTTCACGAAGTTGCACAGGACTATCTGCTAAACAAAGAACTTGATTGGAATAATTATCTTCCAGCATCTAAGTTTATGTTTCATCATTTGAAACCAGAATTAGATAAGATAAATAATATTCATGCAATTGAACGAACACTCTACTCAGAATACTTTGGGTTAGCAGGTAGAGTTGACTGTATTGCAGAATATGAAGGAGAACTGGCAGTCATAGACTTTAAAACATCTGAAAAGATCAAACCTGAAAAATGGATTGAGAACTATTTTGTTCAGGAGATGTTTTATGCTTCTGCATACTATGAAATGACTGGAATCCCGATTAAAAAATTGATTACTCTAATGGTCACTCCTGGTGGTGAGACTAAAGTATTTGACAAAAGGAATAAAGGGGATTATATTAAGTTATTAGTTCAATATATTAAAGAATTTGTACATCACAATACTGGGACAAAGAATGGGGAATGAACTAGAAAAAGAATTAGAAAAAAAGTTTTTCTGTCCATCCAAATTCGCACAAGAGATTGAGCATCTTGTTCAATATAATGCTGGAATGACATATATTGATGCTATCATTCACTTTTGTGAACAGAATAGTGTTGATTTGGAATCAGTTCCGAAACTAATTTCTAAACCACTGAAAGAGAAATTGAAGTATGAAGCAATGGAGTTAAACTTTCTGAAGAGGAGCTCTAGAGCAAAACTACCACTTTGAAGAATGATGCCTGTTGATGCTTATCGTTGTTATCTGTCATTAAAAAATCACTTCACAAAAGAGAAGTACGATTATCATAAGTATTGTGGTAAGAGTCGTGCATCTGTGCAAGCATTTTATAAACGTAGAGACAGATTTTGGTTTGAGAAACTTGCAAGAAATAAAGACGACAAAGAAGTTGTAGATTTTTTTGTATCTAATTTTATTTCTTGTACTGATCCAAGTAAACTTTGGATTGGTGAATTGATGAAAGAAGGAGAGGAACGATATACTCATTGGAAAAAAAGAAATCAATCTCTTTCTTATGTGTTCAAAGAAGAAGTTGAATCTATTCTTGTAAATCAGGATATAGACTCCATATTTGCAAGCAAGACGGGACATCCACTCATTCTTAAAAATTATTTGAGTGGAAAAACTTCTATTGAAACTTTAGTAATCTTGGATAAGATACTTGATTATCGCCAAAGGTTTGATAATAAATTCCAAGATCCTGTGTGGGAAACCGTCAGTATGAAGATAAAAAAGTATTCTCCGTTCCTACATATAGATGTACAACGTTATAAAAAAGTTCTTAAAGAAATTGTTTTAGGAGAAAAATGAGTTTTTTTGATTCTCAAGTCGTTCGTGCAGAGATGACGGAAATTAGTGAACTACAAGAAGATGTTTATCAAAATGTCTTTAAGTTTCACTCAATGAATAAAGAAGAGAAAATGTTTCACGTTAATCTTCTTGAAAGATTATTGGAGAAACAAAAAGTTCTTTATACAAGATTGAGTTTGTCTGATGATCCTGAAGCAAAGATAATGAAAGAACGAATTGTTGAATCTGCTTCAATGATGGGTCTTTCTAAAGATGTTGATATGAATGTCGTATTTAATAATATGAGTAAGATGCTTGAGTTGATGAAAGAACAGATTGACAGAACAGGTTCAGACCTGTAGAATAACGAAGTACACAAAAGCCAAATCCGTACAATCCGAGGTAATCCAAATGTCTTTTGCAAATCTCAAGAAGCAATCTTCTCTTGGTTCACTGACTTCTAAACTGGTCAAGGAAGTTGAGAAGATGAACAATACTAGTGGCGGTGGAGATGACCGTCTCTGGAAACCCGAAATGGACAAGACTGGTAATGGTTTCGCAGTCATCCGTTTCCTGCCCGCACCTGAAGGTGAAGACCTTCCCTGGGCAAAGATGTATTCTCACGCCTTTCAAGGTCCTGGTGGATGGTATATTGAGAACTCTCTGACTACTCTTGGTCAGAAAGATCCTCTGGGAGAATACAACCGAGAACTGTGGAACAGTGGTAGTGATGCAGACAAGGATACTGTTCGTAAGCAGAAACGTAAACTGTCTTACTACAGTAACATCTATGTTGTGAAAGATGCTGCAAATCCTCATAACGAAGGTAAAGTCTTCCTGTTCAAGTATGGCAAGAAAATCTTTGATAAGATTATGGAAGCTATGCAACCTGAGTTTGAAGATGAGACTCCAATCAATCCCTTTGACTTCTGGCAAGGTGCAAACTTCAAACTGAAGATTGTGAAGAAGGATGGTTATTGGAACTATGACAAATCAGAATTTGACCGTGTTGCACCACTCCTGGATGATGATGATGCTCTGGAAACCATCTGGAAGAAAGAGTATTCTCTGACTGCACTGACTGCTCCTGATCAGTTTAAGACTTATGAGCAACTGGAAACACGTCTGAATATGGTTCTCGGTAAGAAGTCCTCTTCACGTCCTCGTTATGATGAAGAGACTGCTGATGAAGATGACAATCGTGGGTCTTATACTCCCGACTTCTCTTCCCGTAACTCAGAACCAGATTTCAACTCTCCTGATATTATGGCAAAGTCATCTAATTCGGAAGATGAAGATGATGCTCTTTCATACTTCCAACGTCTTGCTGAAGAGTGATTAGGTATACAATCTAATATTATCCGCAGATTTCAAGGTTTCACTTATATACTGAGTGGAACCTTTTCTATATGTCATAATCTCTTCAAGATCATCTTGTACGACATTCAGATATCTTGGTTTCAATAAAAATATATTTCTCTTTTCTTCCTCAATATTATTCTCATATTCATAAACTGAAACTGCTCTTACTGGAGTTGCTGTAAGTTGATTTCCATTAAAGAAATCATAATATGTAACAGAATAATCTGATTCAACTTGTAATCCTGCAGGAACAATTGTAACTCCTTGACTGTTTTTAATTTCTGTAGTTTCATAATGATGAATGGTATTATAAACAGTATCAATATCTCCATATTTTTCTATGAGATATCTTTCAAAATCATTTTGTGTTAATGGCCATTCAGTTTGAATGTTAACAATATTATTACAAACAAGAACTAACCAATCTAAGTTTGAATCTCCGTAAATATTATATGCAACATTATCTGGTCTATCATTACCTTCAATTTGATATTTTGTGAAGAACGAAATATCTTGAAAAATATCTTCACGCAAAAATCCTCTTTTGAAAAGATTTTTTACAGTAATATAATCTGATATCTTTGCATCAGGAAGACGACTAACATATTCAAAGTTTGGAACTTGACTGAAGTAGTTTGACATTTTAGAAACCTATTTCTTCGTCTGTTTTAGAACCATCCAGATTTCCATAATCATTGTTATAGACTGGCTCAAGTTCTTGTAGTTGCATACCTATTTCATAGGAAACCATAAATCCATCTTCATAAGTTGCATAGTTATTTTCTGGAGTATAGTTCACTGTAAAATTTTGTAATGCACATTCTTTCATTTTACCTATGTATGGATGTTCTACTTGACCTCTTAAAAGATATCTAACTTGAAATGTATGAGGTGCCTTTAAGAAAATATTTGATTCTGATTTTTGAGGAGACATTCCTTGTTTAAAAAATCTGATAATCTGTATAATTTGTTCTGCTTCTGTTTT